GTCATGACGGGAACGAGCTTTTTTTCTAATGCAAGGTGTACCGATGCTGTCAAACTCCTTAAAAAGATTGATTGCAGTTACTACCGCTATAGCTTTGGCGTTAATTTTCAAGATACCGAAGTGGTCAAATCTACTGAAAGGTTATCTACCCTCAAAATATGGGAAGAACCTGTTGATACTGCTTATTATTGTATTGGCGCTGATCCTGCTTATGGTTCTAGCGATTGGGCTGATCGCTTCTGTATTCAGGTCTTTCGGGTTTATGCCGATGGGTTAGAACAAGTTGCTTGCTTTGCCACTAGCGAAATGAACACCTACCAGTTTGCTTGGGTGATTGCTCACCTTGCTGGTGCTTATAAAAACTCGACTTTGAACCTAGAAGTCAATGGTCCAGGGCAAGCCGTTATCAATGAACTCAAAAACCTCAAGCGCCAGGCTGCTGCGATGGGTAGCGCTATGGGTAAAGACTTGATGGATGTGTATGCCAATATGCAAAACTACATCTGGCGTAGGAACGATACCCTTGGCGGAATGTCTAATTCGATTGGTTGGTTAACTACTAGCGCCACTAAAGAAAGGATGCTTTCTTACATGAAAGACTTTTTTGAGCGTGGCATGATGGATATATACGACATGGACACCATTGAGGAAATGAAAACCATGGTTCGGGATGGCGGATCTATTGAAGCATCAGGGCGCAACAAAGATGACAGGGTGATTGCTTGTGCCCTAGCTTGCGCTGCTTTTGCCGAACAGGTTCAACCTCGTTTGATTGCCCAGAAGATTACTAAGAATATTTCTCGTACCCAAGATGACTTTACCGCAGAGCAGCTCACCGTTGGGCGCAATGTGAGTGATTACTTAAAACGCATTGGAGTATATGGTCAATGATGCCAACCCTACCTAAAGTTACCCTACGCAAAGCGATTAAACGCTTTTTGCAAGACAAAGAGCGTGGAATCTCGATTGATCTGTTTGCAGAACTCGCTGGCATTAGTAAAAGCCATCTTAAAGATGTGTTTGTGTATCAAACCGAACCCTTGACTGAGTATATTCAGCGCAGAGTGTCCAAAGCCTATACCGAATGGGTAAATGGCGAGGTAGCAATCATGCAAAACCGAGATAACACGAGGTTTGTGCAATATCGTAAACAAGCTGCGCCTGTATTAGAGAAAACCACCAATTTACAGGTGGTTAACGGCAAAATCACATTGAAAATAGGGATTAAGCCCAAATATGATTATTTAGGATCAACACTTGACGAGCAGCTTGAAAGGGGATAGAAATGGCAGTAATAAATGATTATCATTGTGCAGTACATGGGTATTTTGAATCTAAACAGGCTAAATGCCCAATGAAAGGTTGCTATGAAGAAGTTATGGTCGTATTTTTGCAAGCTCCTAACTTGGTCAGCGCCAAAACCAAATTTACCGATAAATCCACCAAGCAACTCGCCATTGAGTTCGGTATGTCGGACATCAAAACCACGAGGGAAGGCGAGCATCAAGAAAACTTCCTTACCCGTAAAAACAAGTTCACCGAAAAAGAATACGCCCAAGCCGAAAAGTACGCTACCCGTAAAAAAGGCGTTGACAAAGATCGAATCAAACCAACAGCGCCACCAGCGCCACAAGAAGGTCCAAGAGAGCCAAGGGCGGGGGATGCAGCGATCTGGGGTGGTGGACAAAACGGCATAAATATGCAATCTATTCTTGCTGGCAAGTTTGCTCAACCCGTTGGTCCATCGTTAGGAAAAGAAGCAGAACAAGTGGGCTTGACACCAGGGCAAGCAGGGATTAAAACAGGACCTACAACTTTAGCTGGTGGTACTATGAGAGATCCTGATAACTTGCAAATCAAAAAATGAGAATCCCGTCAAATAATACTGAGCGAGAATACTTCTACCTAGACTTGATGCAAAAGTGTCTAGTATCAAAAGAAGAAAGGCGTGGCGATTACTCCACCCAAAGATCCTACTTTTTATTTGGCGCTGGACCTGAAGAACCGCCAGCGTATTTTAATAAAATTAACCCGCACCTCGATCAGTTAACGAGCTTTTTATATTCTGCTGAAACCACTCGCTTTTCTATCAACATTGGTGCTTCTGTTCCTGAGATGGAACATAAAAAAATATCTGTTTTGACACAAGCCTTAAATGATGAGTGGCTCAATTCCAATGCCGACCAAGTATTTTCAAGTGCTTTAACCTGGTCTTTGGTTTACAACAGCACCTTTATTAAGTTGGTTTACAACAACGGAATTTATCCGTACATGATTGAACCCTCTGCTTTGGGTGTGCTCAGAGAAGATACCCCTTATACAGACAGGCAAGAAGCGATTGTTCAAACCTACTACATCACTAAGAGTGAACTATATGCCCGCCTGTATTCTCATCCTAAGCGTGAGGACCTTGTTTCTCGTGTAACGGCTGGCTATCGTGAACAAGAATCCGATATTCCCGAAGCAGTCAATCGCATTGTGATGTCACAGACCAATCCCAATATCTACGGCAATGTCAACATGGAGATGTACGGTATGAACCGTTACAAAGCCAAGGTTGCTGAGGAAACCATTGAGATGAAAGAGTTGTGGGTATGGAATGATGAAACGGCTGATTACCAAGTAGTGACCATAGCTGTACCTGATGTCATTATCTATGACAGACCTGGCGAATCATTATTTTTAAAAGGTGAATGTCCGTTTGTACAAATTTGCCCTAACCCACAGTACGATTACTATTGGGGAGCATCTGAATGTCAAAAATTAATTCTTTTGCAATCACTTCGCAATGCTCGCATGACCGAGATTTTAGATTTGTTATCCAAACAAGTATCACCACCTACCAGCTTAGTTGGTTTTACAGGCATTTTAGATGAAAAGAATTTTGCATTAAACCGCCCAGGTGGCTTATTAGCATCTGATATGCCCAATGCTAAGGTAGAACGCCTAGCGCCTGAAATGCCAAGAGATTTATTTGAGGTGCTACATGAAATTGATGCCATGTTTGCTGAAGTATCTGGTATTAGCAATGTGCTTAGTGGTCGTGGTGAGTCTGGGGTTCGTTCTCAAGGACACGCATCCCAGTTGGCTAGATTGGGTTCATCTCGTGCTAAAAAGCGTGCTCTCATTGTTGAGGATTCCCTAGAAAAGGTTGCCACGCTGTATCTCAAGCTGATGCAAGTTTATGGTGATACTCACTTTAAAGATACGGATAATGTACCGTTTATTGCCGAACAATTTACTAAAGACTTTGTGGTTAAGGTCGATGCCCACTCTAACAGCCCGATTTTTCAAGAAGATTTAAGAGCGCTTGCATTTAATTTATTTAAAGCGCAAGCTATTGATAAAGAATCGTTACTTGATTTAGTAGAACCACCAATGAAGCAGTTAATTAAAGATAAACTGAAGAAGCGGGAAAAGGAGCAAGCCAACCAGCCAGCTCCACAAGCTCCAGCTCCTAAAAGCAAGAAAGAACCAGAGGTAGGCTAATGGCACAACAAAATGTACAACCCAAAGCAGATCAACCTAGGGTTACAACCGAAACGCTTAAAAGCGGTGAAAGATCGCCCAATTTAGAGTATCGTGTTTCAGGAATAAAGAGTTTTGATAGGAGTCCAAGTCAAAGGACTTATGGTAGGACAGTTAGGGGATAGCTTAACTAGGAGTTCACTATGTACGGTACAAAATCCAAGCGTGGTCGCAAGTCACGCAGATAAGGTTTCTCGTTCCTTCACACGATGAGGAAAGGGTTGTGGCTTCCTTACCCTATAAATAGGTCGCTGCCTTCTTTATGGAGATGAAAAATGCGTAAAGCTCGCAAAGGTCGTAAAGCTCGTAAGTAATCCGTAAGGATTGCTTTGGGTGACCAAACAAGTCCTGGAGGGAGGGGGAAACTAAATAATCCTCCCCACTTGACAACTGATAGATTAAGATTACGATTAGCAGTAATTTGATAGGAAAAAATTATGGGCGTACCCTCAGATCAACTGATGAAAATGATAAAAAGTCAACAAGATGGCGCTACGCCTGGCGGATTACCTCCTTCTGCTGAAGGAACGCAGATGTCTGATCCTTCTGCTCCCCCAATGGCTTCACCGATGAGTACCCCTGAACCTAAGATGGGCAATCGAGAAGCAGCCATGATTAATATTTCAATGGCAATGGATTTATTAGAACAATCCTTGCCAGCCCTAGGCAGCGAAAGCCCAGAAGGTCAAAAAGTTTTGGGCGCTATTCGTGGAATGACCAGCATTATTGGCGCTAAGAAAGCCAAAACCAACGAATTACAACCTGCGGAAATTATGCAGATGCTTCAAACATTACCCCAAGCTGGAGGTGCAACGGCTGAAGGCAAGGCAATGCAAGCAGCACCAACAATCCCTGGTATGTCACCTGGCGGTATGCCACCTCCCCCAATGGGCGGTGGGATGCCACCTCCTCCTGGCGGTATGCCTGGTGGGATGCCTTCTCAACCTCCACAAATGTAAGGAATCATTATGGAACTGTTTAAACCTCGTGGTTCAGCAAGTCCTCGCAGACCTACTGACAACAATCAAAAAAATGGTCAAGTTATCAATACTCCTCGTTATGCAGAGTTTGGTGGCTTGGATTCTTCAGGTAAAGCTGGCTACAAGAACATGATGTCTATGTCTAAGCCTGGTGATACTAAAAAAGTCATCTAACTAAGTAAGGGGATAGATTATGAGCTTAGAAGATATGTCTTTAGAACAACGGGATGAATTAGCCTTGTTAATGAAAAACTTGGCTGAAGATCCTGCTACCCGCAAAGAAGTATTGCGTTTGACCAAAAAAGTCAGACCAAATCTTCCGATTCCAGAACTTGACATCGAAGACTACACCGAAAGAAAGGTGAACGCTGCCGAGGAACGAGTGATGCAATTAGAAGCTAAATTGCGTGAAAAAGATGCTGTGCAAGAACTTGAAAAGCGCAGAGCAAAACTTAAGTCTAAAGGTTTAGCTCAATCTGATGAAGATATTGCAGAGATTGAAAAATTGATGTTAGAGCAGGGTATGACCAATCACGAAACCGCAGCACAGTACTGGGATTGGATGAAACAAGCAGCTACCCCTGCTGGCAACAATAGTATGGGTTACAACCCAAGTGCCATGAGTAAGTTTGACCTTTCTAAGTATTGGAAAAACCCCGTTCAAGGTGCAAGGAATGAAGCAGCACAAGCGCTAATGGATCTGCGTAAGAACACCAGACCGATTGGCATTTAATCGCAGTTGAGGGGATATTTTTAACGGAGAATTATTATGCCGATAGGTGGCGGAA